CCTGCAGGATAACCAAATCCACGAGCATTACGCATTCCCATTAATTGATTAAACATATTCTGTTGCTGTTGATTTTGTAAATACTGTTGACCAAAACCAGAAAGATTCTGTGCCATCAGTGACGGACCAACAAGCGATCCCTGCAGTCTTGTCTGAGCAGCGGCTGTTCCACCTGCTAGTAAGGATTGACCAACATTAGCGCCAGCAGTAGCAGCACGACCACCAAGCTGTGCGCCAATATCAAGAGGCTGTTGTGCCATTTGCTCTAGCGTCTGAGCAGCACCAATCTGCTGTAAGAACGGAGCCAGTGCCTGAGTCTGGTATTGATAGCGGCTACCAAGCATACCTCCAGCAGTACCAAATAAACTAGCACCTGTGCCTACTAAGCCAGTACCGAACTGTGCTCGTTGCTGTGCAGCCTGTTCAGCCTGAGCAGCTAGTTGTAAGTCTTGTGTTCTCCGTGCTGCAGCTAGTGTAGCAAGCTCTGGTTGGCCTTGAGCGCCTACTGTTAGACCAGCCCTACCTCTACCAAATACAGACCGAGCAAGAGCCTCTTCTTCCCTACGGCGAACAGGATCAAGTAGTGCTGTCTGCTCTTGCATAAACTGCTGTCTAGCAGCCTCTGGGGAAGTAGCTAGATACTGTTGTCCTAAACGAGTTATATCTCCAGCAGTTCCAAACAGTCTAGTACCTGCTCCTCCAATTAACTCAGACTCAGCAGCAACTCTACCAATTGTTTCAGGAGACAGGCTATATCCTGCTAACCCAATTAATTGATTCTGAAGTCTTTGAATCTCAGGATCGACTGTATATCCAGCAGAGGTCAGATAACCTTTGTCATCAAAACCAAATTGAGAAGTACCAAACCTACTAGTAATTCCAACTGGCCTAAACCTTTGGGCTTCTGCAGCAATTCGAGCAGATTCTAGTTGAGCTTGTGCAGAAGTATCAGCTGCTCTTTCTGCCGATCTTCCAGCCAAAGCAGAACCTACTAAGTTGCTCCCTACAATTGCGGCTGTAGCCATCCAGGGCATTTTATTACTCCTTAATTAATACTTTATCTATATTATCAACATCTGTTTCATCAGTAGCATGAATACAGTACCATACACAATCTTCTAATGCTAATACACCGTGATGTTTTTCAGCTTTGATATTAAAACAATGTGGAGCTTCAATATCAAAAACTTCATCATCTACAACAACTTTTACTTTTCCTTTAGCTAAAATAGCTAGATGATCGTACTTATGTTTATGCTGAATAATTTGTGATCCTTTAGGAAACAAACATTCTTTAGCATATAAGTTATCTGAAAAATGATGCTGGATCATACTAACTATTACTGTGCTTCTAAGTTAGCTACTTTAGCTTTAAGAATATTAACTTCAGTAGACAGTTCTTTAACTGCGTTAACCAGAGCATACATAAGCTCTGAAGGATCAACAGTCTTATAACCATCAGCATCAGTACCAACAATGTTAGCAAAAGGAGTCTGCTCTACTTCTTGAGCAATAACACCGATAAAGGTCTTATCAAGAGTAGCCCCAGTTTTCTTATCAATAAACTTATAAGATACTGGACGAAGTGTTTTAATAGCGTTTAAGCCTTTAGAATAGTCGACTACATCTGTCTTTAATCTACCATCTGACAAGGAGTTAAACGAACCACCACCTGCTTTACGGACATCGCTTAAATTAAACTCTGCATAAGAACTAGAAGAAAAATTCAAATAGTTTACAGCAGCGTAACCAACAGCAAAACTATTACCAGAAGAATCGTACTGAATACCTCTAGTGTCATTACCGCCTAGTGTAAACTTATATGTGTTACCTGTTAACAAAGTTCTACTAAGTTCATTACCGCCTTGATTAACACGAATCTGGCTGCTTGTCAGTTGAATGTTTGAAGTAGAATCAAACTTATGAGTACTGGCAGTGAAGTCGTTAAATGTGTTAACACCTGTCCAAGTCTGAGTAGCTGCTAATGTAGGACCAGTAGCAGTAATTGTAATTGCTCCAGTGTACGGACCAGAGCCAGTACCAGTAATAGAGATGCCTGTACCTGCGGCTGCTGAGGTTACGCCAGAACTAATCGCAGCAATCTTGTTAGCTACATAAGCAGTAGTAGCTAGTTTAGTAGTCTCATCGCTAGTGCTTTGTGTAGGAGCTACAGGAGATCCAGTGAAGGTCGGACTAGCTAGGTCAGCTTTAGTAGCGATAGCTGCAGAGATAGCATTAAACTCAGTATCAAACTCTGAGCCACGAACAATCTTATTAGAGTCGCCTGAAGTTAAACTATCTTTAGCAGTAAAGTTAGTTGTTTTGGTATAGTTTGACATTTAAATCACCTTTCCTTGTTTAGCAAATACATCAATCTTTTGAAGAGCTAGATAGTTACCTTCGACATCTGCTTCAATTCCAATCTGTGTTACATTACCAGTACCAGAGGAGTTTACTATGAAGGAACCATTCTTAAATAAACTATCTCCATATTCTCCTATTCCATATTGTGCTATACCAAACTCAGAAACTGATGCTTGGTTTGACACAGTTCTAGTGGTGGATCTGTACTCTTCAGTATAGTCAAAACCCCAATAGATATAGAATTGTTTATTAGAAGCTCCTCGGTAGGTAACTCCAATTTTCTTTAGAATTTTAATGTTACTAGGTAGACCTAAATTAGTATAGTTAGTGTAGTATCGTAGTCGATAGTTATCACCGTTATCTAAGTAGCCATCGTACTTACCGATATAAGTAGGAGTGGTTAGTAATAACTCATCAGCTTGTGTGATACAAAAAGAGTTAGGACTAAAGTTACTAAAGGTAGTTACTCGTGCTGCACCATCAGGCAACAATGATCTAGTATCAAAGCAGTAGGTCTTCTCAGCGCCTGGAAGACTTAGTAAATAGAAAGCCTCTTTAGGATAGTAAATACCTTTAATATTATTCTCAGGTTCTGCTAGTACATCTACTAAAAACTCATCACGAATATTTTTAGATAAGTCTCTAAACGGTAGTGACTTCTCCTGGATAACCCGCTGTAAACTAAGTAGGCCAATACGAGACATAAAAATAATATCTGTTCCAGTATTCTGTACTGTATCTCGTGCGATACACCCTACATTAGGAATATAATCTACCAAAGTAAGTTGTGTTACATCCGTAGGAGTACCATAAACAGCAATGTTATCTCTGCCAAATACAATCAAGAATCCATTATGTGCTGCTAATGCTATAACTTCATCGTTATTAGGAAATACAGCGTTAAGGGACAAAGATCCTGAGTCACCTCCACTAAAGTCTGATCCATCTAACAGACGAGAAAAATAAATAGTTTGTGTGTCTCCAGGGCTATTAGCTAACCATAACCGCCCATATGCAGCAAGACCACAGTTAGGTTTAAACTCACCAGCAGAGTAGCCAAACGGCAATGTGCCGGTATCGTCTAGTACTTGGAACCCGAATGTACCACTATCATGTGCATGAGGATTAGCACTACCTGCAGTGGGTAGCTCATGGAACACAAGCACTTTATGATTAGACTGTACTAGGTAAGCGTGTGGTTTGCTGTCCTGTCCTTCTCCGTATGGCAGTGCAACAGCTTGCCAGTTATCTGCAGTAATAGTGTAAGTAGCTGCGCCGTTGTTAGCAGCATTCTTAATTGTTACATTAGTGATTGGGTTTGTTCCTGTGTAGAGTTGACTACCTCCACCAGAGATAATAACATTAGAACCTTCTTTAACAAACTCAAACACAAACTTCATGTTAGTAGGTGCGCCATACTCTGCAATACCATACTCGGCTATGCCGTACTCTGCAGCACCTCCAGAGCCAAAGCTACCAATCTCTCCTGTTAAGGCTACCCAGCCCTTCCTAGATGCTAAGCGACCAGCAGAATCAAAGACAACATTTTCTGCTACACGAGCAAAGCGAATATCGCTGTCTTCGTTAGACTGCTGACTGTTTAAGCCTAGAAAGCCAGGGGCTGCTAAGCTCTGCTTAATAATCTCTTCAGCCATTAGGCAGCATCCCAAATAGTTTCATCAGGATAACGATTAGCTTCAATAGCAATATGGTCTGCTAGTGACTGTCGATACAGTGCGTATGCTTCTGAAGAGGCAAAGCCAGCATCTTCTCCACGCTCGGCAATAGCTTTAGAATACGCTAAGAATATGACAGGTTCAGCAGGTACTAACAACTCATCAGCATCAAACCGTAGAGGATCTTGTGGCTGTATGATGTTAAATCTAATAGTGTAGACGCCGTTAGGGATAGGATAAATATCTACCTGCGTGTCTCCTTGTGAACTAAAACCATTAAAGTTATAGTACATAGGAGCGCCTTGTTCAGCGCCTTGGTTAAGAAATAAATCATCCATCTCATTAGATGACTTGTAGTTCATAAACCAGTTACTTGTGTCATTAATAACATTTAGAACCCTAAAGCGTTGACCAGAGCCTACTAAGACACCATTAAATAAACTAGCTACGGTATCCATAGTCAAGGTATTGGACAGTGAGTTCCAGTTATAGGCGTCCTCTACTTGCCGCTGTGCATCAATGACAAACTTGCCTATCATCTTGGAATAGGAGTTCTCCGAGACAGACGATACCTCATCCTCTCGAAGCCTGACCAGTACATCATTAACTAGTTCTAAATAGTTCATAATAGTATTATACCATAATTAGTTAGGTTTGTCAACTACTCTTTACTCAACAATCCCATTTTCTTAGTGCTAAGGCTTTCCGTGTAGGTCTGCCTTTAGAATCCTTCATAGGGCCTGCTACGCCTCCCATACGAGCACAGAAGGACTTCCTACGAGCAGCAGCCTTCGGAGACTTCTTAGCCTCTTTAGAGGACACTGGAGGCTTTAGATTGGCCCCTTCCTTGGCTTTGAAGTAAGCTCTGCCTTTAGCGTTCAAACCGCCTTCAGGATTCTGATAGACTTTCTTGACCATTATTTCTTCGCAGTCTTCTTTGCTTGTTTAAACGCTTTAGGGGTAGGAGCGCCTTTTGTCCCAGGCTTACGCATTTTCTCGCCTGAGCCTTCTTTGATACGCTTCCGTTTAGCCCAGATATTAGAGTATAAACCTTGTTTCATTTCTTAGCCTTTTTCTTCTTAGACAGACCAGCCATAGAAAGACCGATAGCAACTGCCTGCTTAGGTGGATAACCTTCTTTACGAAGTTTACTAATCTTTGCAGATGCTGCTGCTTGTTTTCCCTTCTTAGTGTAGGGATACTTCTTTCCGTCTACCATAGGCATAGTTTTCTCCTTAGTTAAATTGTGCAGCTAGCTTCGGTTCTAACTCAATAGTTACTATACAGGCGGAGTTAGTAGCTCCAGTTTCAATCTGAACCCTTATCTCATCGCCCTCATCTAGTAAGACATAGGCGTCACCATCTAGTCTTAGATATTGTTTAGCAGTTAAGTCATACTCATATACAAGAGGTATCTCTACATTTGCACTTTTATCGTACCACCAAGCAGTAAAGTGTTTAGCAGAGGAAGTACCATTATAAGCATACAACAAAGACCAAGTCCCTATATGCTTAGTAGGAATTGTATACATCGTAGTTTTAGTATTAGGGGTAAGGACTTTACCTACTGATACTGCTCTCATTCTTGGTCCTTTACTGTTTTACCTAACCAACCTTGAACAGTTTTAGTTTCATAGATACGGAATGATGTCCAAACAATAGTAAACAAAGCGGCAACAGCAGGTAAAACTTCTGCTAGTGTACCTACTACAGTTGCAACTGATAAAGCGTCTACGGCGTGTTTTGTTGCTTCTGTAGTCATTTACACACCCATTGCTGAAGATAGGTTAAATGTTATATCTGCGGTTGCAGACGGAGCACTCAAAGTATCATCAGAAACAATAACCACAGACTCTGGCTTTGTATATTCAACCCATTGCTCTTGGCTTTGACTCCATGAAAAGTCTGTAGTTTCTGTGGCCGCAGGCTTGAGATCACGAACCACCCACCCCGGTGGAAACCACCAGACTACTTCTTTGCCTTCTGGGGCTACAGGCGGTTCAGGAACCTCAATCCAACCTTCTTTATCGCCCGACATTTCAGGCTTGGGGATAGAACCATTTTTAGAGTAAAGCATGACCACTCCTTACAGTAATTGGAACGCCGCAGTCGGCGGGGTAAAGTTTTGGGTGTACCGGGCGATGCCTTTGGTGATGCGGAGGTCGTCTATAAAGCCGTTTAGATTTTCTGTATTGTCATATCTTGCGCCAATGGTTAATACAGACGAAATATACACATTATTATCTGTGGCAGTAGACCCGATTTGACTGCCGTTAATAAACATTTTAGTTGAGGTTCCAGAACGACAAACTGCAACATGAGTCCAAGTTGATGTACTAGCACTTCCACCAGAAACAAGCGTTGATCCATTTACAAAATAATACCAACCAAGACCACTATAATAAATAATACAAGGAACTTGTGCGGTTGATGCCGCTGCTGTTCTGCCATCAAATACTGTGTTATTGGATGCTATAGAAGAAAAATATATCCAAAATTCAATTGTGTAATCACCAGAACCAAACGCAAGATTTGGTGATGATGGAACAGTTAAATAATCACCAGTACCATCAAAGTACATACTACCACCACCAAACTTGCTTTGTGTTGTGCTGATCTGTGCGTTACCTACCGTTTCCAGATCGTTCTTGGCCGCGGCATCCGTGATACCGGCGTTGGTGAAGTTGCATAAAAACCTAGTATTTGCGTCATTGGTAAACGGTGTAGTAGGAACAGTAGTTACAGTGCGTACCGTGTTGGAAATACGAACCGAAGCAATGTATCCATTCCATACAGCATTATTCCAATCTGTTCCAATTGCAAGAGTAGTGTTTTGTGCGTTATTTGTGTTTGATACTGTGCCTTGAGACACACCATTTACATAGCCTTGAATCGTAGAACCATTATAAGTCATTGCAACATAGTTCCATTGACCTAATACTGGCGTACCTGCATTTACAT